AGTTTGATATGTTCCGTAGGCAACAGCTAACCCCTTTATGCCTTCTTTGTGTTCAGATACCCACCTTACAATATTACCTATTGAAATTATTAAACTTTCTATCTCAGGTTTAAAATCATTCGCAAATGCAACTACCAAAGCGCCTATTTCTTCACGTACATTTCCAAATTGATTCTGCAATACGGTAAATGGACCTGTACCTGCAAGACTAGCAGCCTCAGCACTGCCACCAAACTCTTTAGTTAACTCTGCCAAAATAAGCGATTGAGCACCAGCAACATCATTGGTTTCAACCATTGTTTTGATGGTCGCCTTTTGACTTTCGCTAAACGTAACACCCACTCTACTCAATGCAGATATTCCTTTGATTGGGTCGTTTAATGCTTTACCTACTTGAATCGTCGCTCCTTGTAAATCGCCACCCATCTTTGTTGACATATCAACTATTGCAGGAATGGCATCCATGTAAATCTTATCCTTTACCTGAGTAAAGGTTGCAAGTAATGCTTGCGAAGATGTAATGGCATCATCATCATACAACGATTTATTCATTAAAGCTTCAGATTGTTTGTCTAAGGCTTCACGATTGAGATTAGCAGCGTTGGCAGTAGATTTTAGCGACGCATCCAATTGAGCAGATGCTTGTGCGGCATCATTAAACATGGTGACACTGCCTGAAAGAAATTCAAAGCTTGCAAATGCTCCAACAAATCCAAGTACACTATTACGTAGATTTCCCATTGAACTTTCAAGCGCATTCGTCGAACGATCCGCAGAAGCAATGCCTGCTTCGAACTGGTTCGATTTAAGACTTAATATATATTCAACTACACTTGACATTTATTTATTGAAAATTTACATTGTGTACTAATTCTAAGTAATGTTTAACATCGCCCCATGCTTGGTAAAATTCATCTTCATTTAACTCCGATGGGTTTATACGCAAATGACACCGAATCAATGCAGACATACGCCTATACTGATCAGTGCCATTCGTAATTTCGTGCTCTTCTAATTTTTTTTTAACTGATCTACAGAAATTTGAACGATACCAATACAGAATTCAGCAACGCCTAACTTATATCTTTCAAATTCAGCTAAATCACTGCAGGTGTATGGATGCGATTCGTCTTGTCCTGTGCATTGAAACATCATGCGAAGTTCCTCAGCCGCCATTCGTATTCCAAGTGTACTAGCCTTATCCATTAAGGCAAGCTTTGACATGTAATCAGGCTCACGTACATACGCAACTAATCGCTCAAAATCTTCTGAATCAGATTTAATTAACACACATACATGTACTTTTGCGACCTTGTATTTAGCCGCTAATTCAATAGCTTTTTGTTCGTAAATTTGTTTTTCATCCTCGGTAATTTTGCGCTTATCAATGATGATTTCTTCAGTGGTTTGTTCTTGTTTCATATGTATTTAGATATTTTATTTAATTCGTTTTGTTGACCCCACCGAAACGATTATATTATGATTTAAAAATCAATGCCAGCAACAGCAAGATTTATTTTACAAAGAATCTTCGTATCACCAGACTTCACACCCATTGGATTGTTCATAAAGTTTACAGCTCGGAGTGTTTCCTTTCTGAAAGGAACGCCAGCGCCACCAAACGTAACTATGATATCAAAAAACGGAAGTTTCGAAGGATTGCGTAATGGAGATTCAAGTATGATTCTATTCCAAACATCTTTGTAAAATGTAATATCTGCCTTGTATTTATTTTGTCCATAACCTCTCGATGTTGGGTCTTGCTCAAGTGAGTAATTGTCAACAATATCCTGTTCAGCAGAATAGTTTATTTCTGAAACACCAATGATTGGTCCGAATCCAGGAATGATAATGTTAATATTTGCAGAGGCGTAAGCAACGCCATTAATTAAAGGTATCATATTATGCTATTGAAGGTTTAAAGCCAATTGGGATAGTTATATTTCTTGCCACTCCGTTAATCACTAATACAACAGAGATAACTAATTGAGAAGTTGATAACACATTTTGCGTCGGATTGATAGTAACAGACTTAGCGCTAATCTCAGTATCACGTACCATTTGATCTAGCGATGTATTGCCTACACCTTCGAATGCCGCAATAGTTGTATCGGATAAAGTTCCGTTAGTATTGAATTGAATTGGTGAGTTTAAATAAGGCAAGTAAGCCAAATACAATATGCGTTCTGCCTTGTATAAAGTATTGCCATTCTCCATATATGCATAGTCAGATGATTGTGTAATGCACACATGAGAATCGTTAAAGTAAGTACCAGGATAACCGTTGAACTTTCTTAAAAACACATGTCGCTTAGCGTTAATTGCATCTAATGCATTACCTGACAAAGCACTTACTAATTGACCATTACAAAATGCAGGTATCTCTAATTCCTTTCCATCACTTAAATTGAACTGCTCAACCCAAGCCTGTGAATCACTTACTTTCTTAGCTGACAAAACTCCTAATTGAGCACCTCCGCAAGTGATTGATTTAATGCCAGCAGTACCATTAGTTTTATAGATAAAATTACCGAAACCACCACCATCTTGTCCAAGTACAGTCTGAACATGTGCCGTTGTTGTAGCAGGAATTAAATTAGATACATCGACAATTGTAGTAATATCAGTTGTAGCTTGCAAATTGGCTGCATACAACACCATAAATGGCTGTTTATTAACCTTGTTTGCAATTGCTACATTATTTAAAGAAATAATATCAGCTTGCGCCCAAACAGCATCTTTATAAGCAAGGAAGTTTCTAATTTCTCCAACAGCATTATTTTGCATATCGGTTAATTCGCTGAATGTAAATGAACCAGGTACAGCAAAAAATCCAACCCACAATTTACCCTTTGGTGATTTGCGGAAGAATTCTGAGATTTGATAATAATACTGAATCCAACGAGAGGCAACACCACCCGTAAATTGCACAATAGTACCTGTAATAGTACCTGTGATTGTAGCAGTTATTGAAGTTAAAGCATTCAAATAAGCTCCTAATCTTTTAGGCGCTGTAATCGTAATAACACCTGCAGCATTCGTTGCACTAAATCCGTGTGTCGATGTTCCTGCATTAATTAAAGCAACATAGGATGCTGCCAAAATTGTTACAGTAGTATCAGTCGACAAACGAGTATAAGCACCCAAAGAAGTTGGCTTTGGCAATTGAGTGACCGCATCGACATAAGGATTACCTGTGTTTGGATTAATGTCTGCAATTCTTAATTCAACCACATCTCCTGCTGCTCCTACGGCTGTGAATGTATAAGTTCCTGTTGCACTCGTTGCGTCTGAATAATCTCTTAGTATTCCAAGTCCAACTGCATCCTCTGGACTATACATAGCTCTGCATCGTGTTGCCACAGATGTAGTAGCAAATCCACTTGGAAGTGTTCCATTTGTGTAGAACAACATCCCACTTATATGGTCGTTATTTGGCAAGGGTCGACCTAAGCCACCCTGCCCTTCTTGAAATTGTATATCATTCATTCCTAGTGGATTTATGAATTAAAAAATAATTACGCTCCTATTGAACGGTGTCTCTCAACCCAAGCAGTTCCATTAAAATAGAAGTTTGCCACAGCTGACTTATTAGCTACCATAGTTAAAGTTCCTGCAGGTGCAAATCCTGTACTAAATGTAACGACACGACCTGTGCCATCACTTGATAACCATAATTCAACTTCATCACCAACTTGTGGGTCTGTTGTAGCTGAACCAACGCCAATGGTCAATGACAACGCTCCCGTTGCTTGCCCAATACGAATTCTCGTTCTAGCATGATTTTGTTTTGTTGTTAATGCAACTGATGCTGCATAGGCTACGTCTTGGAAATCATTTTGAATGATTCTGTCTGTAGTGTCTTTTGAATGGCTATTGTTTAAGCGAACATTTGTACTCATAATTATTATTGAGGTTTAAATAGTTTATTAATTAATTTTTCTTATTAAGGCAAGGAGAGCAGGCTTACCAGCCCCTGCCGCAAATCGAATATTACGTGACGTAAGCTCTTCCTTTAATTGAGTGATAGTCATATCTTCATATTCGTCTACTAATTCTGTATTAGGCTCTATATCATTAATAACATCATCAGATTTTACTTGAATGTCGAATCCTTCGCGTTCATGAAATGACCAAACGCCATCTTCATTAAACCAAACGGTTTTAATTTCTGTAAAAACCGATAATGTATGTTTTAAATCTTTATTGTATGCCATGATTATTATTGAGGTTTAATTATATTTATTCGTAAGTAACAGTTTCTTCGTTCCAACCGATTTGGAAATCAATCTTCGCTAGTCCTTTAATAAAATACAATTCAGAGTTTGCTTGTAAACGAGATAATTGTAGCGTTTGTTCATCATCCATTGAATTCATCCCCATCCAAAGGTTAGATTCTGGTGTTGCCATTCCTTTTGCAAACATGTAATAGTTGTTCGGTAAATTAGGGATAGGAACTACTTTAATTCCTCGGAAAGTATCCTCACCAAACTTAGTAATATCAATACCTTTGTTTGCTTGAGCAATCTGATATTGAGCATACAAATCAAATGTTGTTGGTGACACAAATAATTTCACTTTCGATGATGGTCGAGTTCCGCCAACTATGAAATCATACTTTAAAGCTGTAGGTAATAAGTCATACCCTCTTTGTATCTGCGCAGCAATGTTACTTGCATCCAACGTAATAGGAGAACCAACTTTTAATGTCGCAGATGATGCTGTTGCTTTGGTTTTAAATCCATCAGCGTATTTCATTTTAGTAGTCAAAGATCTATTACCATTCCAAGCTAACTTATTTACAAATGCTCCATTACGCTTCAACACTTCTTGAATTATTACACTCTCTATATTAACAGGAAGTGAAGTATCTAACAATGTAGAACCTTGCAATTGAGTTGCAAACCAATGGTCTTCATAATCACGTGGATTAAATTCATGATAAATCATGTAATCATGTAATTCTAATACTTTCCCCGAAACGGATTGAACTTCAAGACCCGGTGTTGGTGTTGCTTTTATATCTTGTACAAAATCTTCAAATTCAATATCCCATCTTGGTATGGTAAACTTCTTTTTAATGCCATCCTTGACATACATGTGACCTTGTTGTGCCATCACATTTTCAGTCATCATTTTAACAATAAACTGAGATGCGGCTTCACCAGCATAGGTTGTATCAGACAATACAATACCATCATACAGCAAACCTGTATTCATTGTTGTATTGAAATTAAATGCATGCTTTGCAAAACCAATAGCCATGCCAGCGCCAAATAATGTCAATGCAACAAGCATTGGAGAAACGCCAATTGCTGTTGAAAACATTACACTTGTGAAAGCGATTAACACAAGGGACATCAAGATTTTATTAAACTTTTTCATTTTTACTTTTTACTTTTTTTAGGGTTTGAATTTTTTTATTGATTGTTTTTCTTAGCGACGTTTGCCATTATTGCTGCAACATTTGTTATTGTAGTAGGGTTCTGATTTGTTGTTCCAATTCTTTTGCCTACTACATTTAAAGGAATTGCTTCCAATAAAGATTTTGTTTCAGCTAAATCAACCTTTGCCATGTTAATCCATTTAGCAAGGACTTCTGGCTTGTCACCAATGCGGTTTTTAAAACTATTTACCATCTCACTTGCAGCAGTTTCTGCCGCCAATTCCTCAGCATCTTGTTTAGCCTTACGAGATGTTTCCAACTCAGTATTTGCTTCGTCAAGAGCAGTTTGAAGCTCTGTTACTTTGCTTTCTGATTCAATTATTTTTTGCTCTGCTTCGGACAAATTGTTTTCCGCTTCTATTTTTTCATCTTCAAGCTTATTGATAGCAGAAAGAATTGCATCTTCATTTGAACCTGCAACAAGATTTAACTTGTTTGTTATTTTTGTAAATACCATGGTATCAGTTTTTAAATTTTGATTAAGAATATTGTTAGAGAATGCAAGCATTGCCTTGATGTCTTTTGCTGGCATGTGCTTTTTGTTGCTTTCTTTAGTTACTTCGATGTCTGTGCATATGCCTTTAGCAAAACACTCACTTGCACCAATCCATGTAGTAACTTCCATCATGTTTGACATAACCTCTGGACTGATATCAGTCTTTGAACTTAACATCGTAACGCAACTTGATTTAAAAGCTTCGTATGATTTATCATCTCCGCCATATGGTGGATGCGTCATGAATTGTGCGTAATCGCTCATGTATCTTTTTCGACCTGCCATGAAAACAAGTCCTGCAGAACTAGCGCACACTCCAACATTGTAGGTATCAACAGGTGTGGTGCTTTTTAAAATTGCACTGAAAATGTTCATAGCTTGCATGATGTTCCCACCAGGACTATTAATCCAAACTTGAATTCTTTTTTTGCCTAACGTATCAAGATACATTAACTCTTCTTGGAATTCTGCTCCGTCAATGTATGGCGTTTCATCACAACTCCCATCGTCGTTAAAGGACTGACCAATTTGCTTGTTTAAAAGCATTATTGGTTCATCAGAATTTATATCGACAGTGTACATATTGAGTGTAAATGTATTTTAATGATTTCAATTAACTTATATTGTGGGCTACAATTATTTAAATTTTGCTAGATATCTCTCTTAACAGACTTTAATAACATCTCGCGTTCATGTGCAGGTAATGTATCAAAGAATAGTTTAACACCTAATTCAACAACAGAACTGCGGCTCATGTTATGCTTGTCGGCATATGCTTTTACCAACCGCTCATAATGAGGTCTAGGGTAATAAGGAATACGACGTTTCTGCGACTTGCTTGTCATTATTTTTTAAGAAGTTCGAACAACAAAAGAAACACCTTCAAGCGACAATACAGGACCGCCAGTCCAAGGTGTAGTGTCAACTGAGAATATAGAAACGATACCAGTAGCGGCAGCAACTTTCAATATAGCAGTTCTCATTTCAGCGCCAAATGGTTCTATATGTGTGTAAATGTATCGGTCATTACCTACAGGTCGAAATCGTTTATCTAATGTAAACATAGTTTGTCCTGTCGCAGCTCCACTGTCTATTAATATACCGCCAGAGAAAGTAACTACATTACCACGCAAATGCACTCTACATGCAGACCCATAAGTTGAATAGTTAAAGTAATTGGTTTGCAAAGATAGTGTTGACACACCTTCAAGGAATATGATATCACTATAATTAAAATCACCGCTCCCACTTGTGCCTGATACAATCTCAATATGCCTATCTTGATGCACATTATATGTGTTTAGGTCGGTAAATAATGTTGGGTCTGTTCCAGATAAATAGGTATCAACAAAATTACACTGAGCAGTTAAAAATCCTAATATTGGAATATTAACTGCTTTTAATCGGTACAATTCGCCGCCATATATAATTAAGCCTGCACCATAAGCATAGTTTGGTCCAGAAGTTGATACTTCGCCACCTTGCAGCATGTATATATCAGTGCTGTCATAAGTTGGTCCGATTAATGCACGTACAAGTGATATAAACATTTCTTCTGATGCATTTTGCAAAAAATCCAATGTCG